CCATCTTGATTGTATTCGAGTTTATCTTGTTCTTCAAACATAATACGCATGACATGAAAGAAATCATCTACATTTTGAATAGGTTTTGAATGTTTGATTTTACAATGTAAAATGGTAGATAAATCATAAATGACTTCTCCTTGTCTCAACGACTCTACAAAATCCATCGCATGTTCAATTCTTTTGTTATAGTCTTTGATGTTACGGATATCTCTTCGATTTTCAGTTACACAATCGAAAATATAATACATATATTTACTGGATTCCTTATCCTTTCGATTTTCTTTGGTAATCCATTCACCATCAAAAATAAATCCATGTTTATAAGGAAGAATCATTCTATTCCCAGATTTGAAACGATACAAAAGATTCGCATCGGATAGACCAGGCATCAACATCCATACTTCCAAAGGAGTAAATACCAACCATCTTCTTATTCCATCTGCCTTGTGAGTAACAACATAAGATGTTTGTTTATTTCCAACGACCCCACCGTAAACCATATCTTCGATTCTAAGATCTCTTGCTTCCGGGAGGACACTATATCGTAGAATCCCAGAATCAATATGGAGCAATTGACTAACATATTTATACATGTTTGATTTTTCAGTGTTTGTATAGGGAATTTCAGAGTCTTGTATTAGAGAATAGATAATTTCCGAAAACCTTTTGATCAAGGATGTATGTTTTGTAAAATCTTTTTCCGACAATTCCAATTCTATTTCATAAGTTGTTTCAAAAGAATGTTTTTGGTCTGTATCTTGAATGGATGTTTCGGATGCCTGTGTAAGATCGAGTTTTCCTATATTATCTATATAAAAGGATGTTCTATGTTTTGTTCGAATGGTTTTTGGAGAGAAGTTTTTAGAAGATGATCGATAGACATATTCATTGCTGATATTGATTCTTGAATTGAGTTCTTCCGCAAAATATCTTCCATAATTGGATATTCTCGTGTTCATTCTCTTCTCCCTTGGATCATAAAATACATACGTAGACCATACCTTGATTTTATCATAATAAATGATTTCATTGGTGGTCTTGTTGTATGATTTTCTTTCATTGTCATCGATAAAGTCTTCAATGATTTGTTCTGTGGTTCTGTTGGGGAGAGGGGATGATTTCATGTATTTCAAAACTCTATCAAACGCAATAGGGGACACGGATGATCTAAACTTTCCATGTTTTTGATTTTCCTTTGGATGAGTATAGGTTCCAAATTGGATTTCTATTTCTACAAAGGCATCATTATCCGATTTCATTTGGTCATTGTAAGCATAATTTACTCCTCGATTTACTTCATTTGCTAAATTTGTCCATAATTGTTCCATTTTAATTGTTTAGAAAATGTCAACAAAATTATTTAAGGTTTAAATCTCGTGGTTTACTCTTTTTAAAAATTTAAAATTGAATCGTCTAAAAACTTTCAGAATCAAAGAAAATGGCGAATCGTTCTTCGAATTCTAAGACATCCGTGCCGACAACATTAGATAGATTTTTCATGAATGTCGAAGGTCTTTTTCAATTGATTTCTGAACTCGTGAATTCTGCTTATCAATCTGGACATAAAATTGTTAGTCCTTATTTAGTAAATTTTGCTGGATTTGTGGTTTTTCGATTAGACAAGGCATTTATCATGAAAACATTTATCGAAAAATCCCATAATCATTGGGAACAAATTCGATTAAAGGACGAAGACTTTTTCATTACCTCTGCTGGTAAAGTATTTGCGGGTCTTCCCACAAGTGAAGTCAATGCGTTCAAAGAATTATTTTTATTGAGACTCCCGAATGGAGATAGATTCGTTTCGGAAGATGATAGAGATGCTATTTGGGAGTACTTTGAAAGTCTTGTAAGAATTTCGATCCATTATCTTCAAGAAAATCCAGATAAAAACAAATGGGGGATTGATATGGAGAAAATTATCTCTCTCTGGAAAAATAAATAAATATTCTATATGTATTTTATAAAAACATATAGATAATCATATATACATTAATCTATTTTTCTTTTTTGAATACTTTCAATCAATTGTAATAAAACTTTATCATAGCCACGAACCATATCTACACAAGGTTCAGGACGTGTCACTTTCTTCTTCTCATCCTCTGGACGTCGAGGAAAGTCTTCATATTTCCAATTCGTAATAGGAACAACAAAAAAAGTACCTACATCTAAGACTCGAACGGTTTCATCTACAGAATTATACAAATATCCTTTCAAAATCACTTGCTTCTTTTCTACACGATGAACAGTGATAGCATCTGTTCCTCGTTTCAAAACGACAGTAGGATAGATTGGATAGGGAAGAGTTGCAATGTCCTTCTTTTCATCCAGTGTATTGATAAAGTTTTTCCTTCCAACTTCATCTATACATCGTTGGATGGATTCATTCTCCATGTGTTTAAGGAGCGTATCTTTAGATTGGGAAATTTCCAGAACATGAGGTGTGGGAAGTTTAGATTCCCCATTATTTGGTAAATAGATTAAACAAAACATTTTTATAGCAAATATTTTTTGAAAACAAAATAATTGTTTAGACCAAATTATTTATTATACAATAAATAACTATACAAAGACATTAATTATTTCGCATGGACCACAAAGCATATCCGGCAAAGATAAGAAGGAATATTACACCAATCGTCTGAAATATTCTTTCCGTCTTACTGACCCGAGTGTCTACTTTTACATTTCTAACAAAAGAGTTTCTCTTTTGAATCTTTGTAAATGAAATAGGTTCAGAAACAAAATATTCTCCTTTGGAATCATCATAATAGGAAAGAATCACTTTTTCTATCCCATGTTTTCTTAATTCATAAATCTCATCCACTGTAAAACCATGGAAGGGTGGCTGAATAAATAAAATGGCAGTATCAGGTTCCTCATATCCAGAGGTTAGTTTTGTAAAGGTATATCCAATTTCATAAGGAGCAATAAACACATTTCGATTACATGGAATCAAATCCGTTTGATCATAGAACAATGGAGCACCGGTCACACATCCAAGAGAACATGTATCTCCATATTTAAAATTGGATGGAGTGAAACAACCGAGTAAATAACCTCCTACTGTTCCAGGAATAGCCTTGGCACATACAGGAAACTTTTCTTGAATCTCTTTGAAAAGTAGATTATATCCATCTGTTTCATATAGATTTGATATATTATGAGAGATTGCAGCAAAATCTTCAAGTTCGGTTCCTTTCAGTGTTTTAATGGGTTTGTCTTTAACAAGAGATAATCTATCCAGTTGTTCTCTAACTTTTTTAACATTGATAGAACATATTTTTTCGTTCTCCATTTTTAACTCTAGAAAAAAATAATTCTATAATCAAAATAATAAATGAGTCGTTCATCTCGGATATCTACAAAATCATCCATCCAAGATGATACTACCATGGAACAGGAGGTCATACAGGAACCGACAAGAGGAAGTCAAAGTAAAGGTTCAGAATCAAAAAAGAAATCTCAACGTCAAACGACCCAAATATCAAATCTAGGTTCTAAACTGATCAAATCTAAAGATATCATTGATACAAAGTTCCCCTTATTCACTACTCAAAAGAAGAGAGTACTAGACTTTGCAATCAAAAATAAAATTCCTTCCAAATTTGTATTTCCTATTTATGAATCAAACGCTGAACACAATCGCTCAGATATTTCTGATGAACTAGAGACGATTGAAGATTATATCAAGAGAGAAGGTGAAAAGTATGGTGTGATAGAGTTGGTAGAAAAGATTCATGAGATGGACACCAGAATTTCACAGACAGAGGTACTCTATTTTATATCCAATGTAATAGAAAATGATGAAGATTTCTTTAGAAAGGCATCGAGAATCTCTGCAACATACGAGGACCCAGAACGGTTTATCAACGACAAGTATAATTGGGAGAAGGATGAATTGCCAAAACTTTTAGAAAGAGATATACAAGATATTCAACAATTGGAAATTTATTTTGAAAATATTCAATCTATAGATCCTGTTCAGACATCAGATATGACCATTACAAAAATGACTATTGAGTTTGATGTTTCTCTAAAAGATAATCAAGAAGAAAATTTGATTCATGTCGCTCCCGACTTATTTGCAAATATGAAAACAAGTTATGATGTTCCTTACATAAAATATAATGATAGATATTTTTCAAAATATAAAGTATTTACAGGTGATACATTTGAAACTCGTCCTCCCTTCAAACTCTTTGAAAATAAATTTAGTAAATTTGAAGAAAAAGATAGAATATACATGATTCTTCTTGCAGATCCAGGAAATAATATACAAGACTATACCAAAAGTTCTTATATCTCGGTTACATTGAATCTCGAAAAAAGTATTCTTAGTTTCAAATATTTTGTTCTTATCAACCGTCAAGAGGAAGAGATTGTTCAATCTATTCAAAATATATTACCTAATCTCCAACTCACCAATCGTCGAGAGAAAAACTATGGTGCTTATTTCAACATCTATAATACCGTTATTCGTGAAGACTCTTTCCTTGATGTCCTGATTAGTGAACCATTTATCGCACTTCAGTCCCCAAGAATATTTAGTGCTGTTCTCTTTGTCGATGAGAATGAAAAACCTATCTCTGAGAAAAAGAAACTCAAATTATACTATGATACAAATATAGGATTTGAAGTAGATACCGCCATGGAATATGAAAAGAAAGATTTTGGAGAGAAGAAGGAGAAATCAGATCTGAGCAAACTCTCCAGTCTAGGATTCTACATGACTCAATATCTCTCGGGTGTCAATGACGCAGAAGTATCCAAAGGAAGATACACCATTACTGAATTTGGACAAGGAGATGAAAAGATTATAGGAACAAGAGATACGATTGTCAAATCTCTTTTTCTCGATGTAAACACTCCTTATATTGTGGTCTCTGTATCCAGGGCAGTCAATCGATTTGTGCTTTTTCAGTTTATGAATGTATTTTCTCGACTTTTATCAATCTATAATGAAGTAAGAGATATTTATGAACAAGAATATGATGAATTGATTCCAGAACTCACCGATAAGAAAATACAAGAAGAGGAACTTTCACTAATTCTCAGACCCAAGAAGCCCATTGGAAGAGAGAAAATGGGTAAAATCAATTTATCTACCATCGCTCCTGAAATATTTACAAAAAGTTATTCAAGAGATTGTCAATATAAAAATCAACCTATTGTCATTCCAGATAATGAAATAGAATTATGGAAAAATAAGAAAATTATCAAGGGTTCAGAAAGTATCCAAAGACCCGTTAAACAACTCGGTGATTATAATTTTGTATGTCCAACAGAAGAATATCCATACGTCGAATTCAAACAAAATTTAGACGTCCCTCGGGATTTTGATAAATATCCATGTTGCTACAAGAGTTCTCAATCAGGCGTTCGTCAAAGAGAAAGAGGAACATCTCAACGCTCCAAGGACCCTATCAAAACCAACAAGATTATGGGAGAAGGTGGAAATGCAAATCTTCCAACATCTATCGAAGAAATGCTTCAAGGTGCTTTTGAGAAACCTTTGAATTTTTATCGAACAGGTTCACTCATAGGAACAAGTTCTTTTCTATCATGTATTTGTTTGGGTCTTCAAGATAAAAATTATATGATTCTCAAAACATTAGAAGAGAAACAAAAATACATCGATAACCTTCGTATAGAAATTGCTACCAAAGGAAACTTTCTCACTACAAGTTCCGAACTCTTTGACGTAACCGAAAAGGACAGAATACTCAATTTTAAAAAGTTGGACGAGTTTTTGGATCCAAGTATATACTATCGTGTCATAGAAGAATTATTTCACATCAATATATTTATCTTTTCTGGTTCACTTCCCAAACCTAACGTTGAACCAGTGTATAGTCTCGAAATATCAAGATTCTCCTCCGTTCCCATTCACTCCTTCCAAAAGGACGCACCAACCCTTCTCATCTACAAACACTGGGGCGCAGAGACTGACCATCTAGAATATCCTCAATGTGAATTGATCATCGCAAAGGTCAGAGACGATGAAGCAACTTTATTCTCATCCGATGTCGCAAAATATCTTCTCCGTGGATACTTTATTTCTGCTGGAGTTTATGGAAGACTATTCATCCCCGAAAAGAATCTATTTCAAAATTATTCATCAAATTTTATCTATCAACTTCTCCTCTCTGACTTTCTTCCATCTCTTCTTCAACCTACTTCATCCATCCATGCTGTTGCACAAATCATTGATGATAAAGGGAAATTATGTGGAATACAAGTAAATACTCCACTGGGAAAGATGACCATAGGGGTTCCTATACTTCCTCCTCAAAATCTTCCTCTGGATACAAACATAGAAAGACCTCGATTATCTGATGTTCTAAAAGTTTTTAAAAGTGAACCCACAGGATACTCTTATGAAGGAGAGAACGCAGTTGCTGTATGGTTTCGTTTATTGAATCTAGAGTTTGGAATTCAGATACCCATTCAACCCGAAAACAAAGAACAAATAAGAAAAGATTATCGAAAATTATTACCTAGTGTCCCTGAAAATCGGTTTACTCTAGATACTACAAAACTCAGTGAGATTCAAAGATTACTTAAACTTCAAAAAGACGTCAATATCATCATTCAATTGGTAAGATGGATATTCATTGTCGCCATTCAGGATGAAGATTTCACACAAGAACAAAAGATGGAGGCTGTATCTATCTTTCTTGACAATATTGTCAAAGAGATACCAAGAAAGGAGAAGGATAGCGCATTGGTATATGACTTTTCAAAACTTCCAAGAAAACTTCCTCAGAATAGATCATCCATAGAATCTATCCTCAAAGAGATTTCAAAGACTGCTCCAACTTTCACAGACGGAGAGAAGATATTGATTTCAGGAAAAATATTTTACAAAAGAATAAGAGAAAGTTTAGAACATTATGTAAAATTAAATCTTCCTATTGTCATCCCAAACTATCTCGACGCTTACTATGAATCTGTTTATGATTATCCTAAAATTCCAAAAACACTCTTATTCTTATCCGATTTTGACTTCAAAAGATGGTTGTCTCAAGCCATAGAGGACCCAACTACTACCTATCCAGTCATTTATTCTCTACGTGGGAAATTATCAGAACTCGCCCATCCTTACTTATACTCTGTAGAATCTACAGCACCTTCTTCAAGAACCAATATCATCCAACCTTTTGGGGAGACTTATTTATTTTTGATTCAGAACGCTCCATTTGTAAACAGTAAAGCAAGTGCTCTTGAAAATTCTATTCGTTGGAGAGATATTCATATCAATCATCCTAAAGTTTCAGATAAACTCATCTCTAAATTTAGAAATTATAAAGTATTCACCATATCTCAAAGTGAATCTTTCGAAATCGTAGATGACATGTCAGACGAGGACGATCTTCAAAATACAATATTCATTTTACAATACCCAGGAACAGATAAATATGCTTCTATTCTTCCTATTTAAATTTATTTATTCTATATAAAAATATGAATATAGAATATTTGAAAGGTCACATCGTTGAACATAGAGAAACTCTTTACCGTTGGATAGAACAGAAGGAAGCATTTGTATGGAAGAGGATGATTCAAGACATACAAGATACATCCTTGTTTCCTCTTATGATTATCCAAAAGATGGATTTGTCTCATTCATTCTCAGACCCTACTATAAAATATTATTTATTCGAATATGATTATCAATGGATGGACCCTCATCAATGGTTTCAGGATGATATGTTTTCTCTCTTACAGAAAAGAGGGTTTGTAAATCCATGTCTCTCAAAAGACGATCATCCTATATTTGTCAAACAAAATAATATAATATAATAAATTATTATATGATATTTGTTGGTTATCGTGTCTTTTCAATCGTCTTAATATAAGAATCTAGAGGGGACAAATAATAATACATGACAATATAAATCGAATATAAAATCATAATATAAAATACAATAAACATAACTCCCAAGGCAAGTGCAGTGCTAAAACTAATCACTCTGGTTAGACCAAGAACAATCACAATCATCAACATAGGAAACATAAATAGTGTGCTAATCAATAACATTAGGGATACAATCACACTATCTGAATCTCCAAAAGTTCTAGGTTTGACTACATTCGTGTTGTTGGACATTTTATTGGGGTTGGTTTTTTGTTTTTCTAAAAGCATAAATTATACAAAGATTCAAATAATAATTTTTATGTTCCATAGGAAATGTTTCTTCTAATGAGAATAAATATTTACCATATAAACTTTCATGAAAAATAGAAGCCAATGGATGATTCGTTTTCTTCAATGACTTTTTTAACTTTTTCAATTGAACTTGACATTCCATACGATGTTGAAGAAATCTCACAGGATGAGGTGGTTCTTCAACACACTCTTCTGGATGCTTCTTTAATTCTTCATACATATCGAAAATATGCTTTATTCTCTCCTCTACTTCCTCTCGAGAATACAAATGGGATAGAGGTTGATAATTATCATCATCTATTTTCTGAATCTCTTTATCCGCTTGAACAGGCTCATTAGGTGGACATGTCTTCCACACTTCCCATTCTTTTTCAAAGGTTTGTTCCGACCATTCAAATGTTTTCTGAACCCAATCTTTAATAAATTTTTTAGACTGAATGGATGTATGATAATTTTGGAATCCAATCATGTCCCCAAGATTTTTTATATCTTGAACTTGAAGTCCAGAGAAGGACTGGGTTTGTGCTTCTTCTTCAGAATAAAATTGATATAGTGAGAATAAATAATCTTTGGTTGGTGACAATTCATACGGGAAGGTTCCAAATTTCTTTTCCGCTTTTTGTTGGACTGAAAAGTCAGATGCGTCCATTTTAGTTTAACAACAAGTTTTTAGATAATCATTTTATCGTTCGTTCCATATGTATTCATTCTAGGAATACACATGGTTTATTTTTTATTCTCTATCGTCTCTCCATATAACCTCCAGCACATTTTTCACGGACCTGATAGACAAGTTCTAATCTATTTTTATTTTCATAATACTTTAATATAAAATCATCCCCTTTGACTTCCATATCATATTCTCTATCGTTGATTTTAGGAAATCGAATCAGGCTCTCCAATCTCTCTATTTCATCTGAATTGTTTCCGGGTTTCAATTGAGATATTTCTTTCCTGGCTTTTTCCCAAAGAGAATTGGGTGAAATGGGCGTATCAGTTACAGAAGGTTGTCTTTTTATTACAACAGACCTAACTCTACATAATGGTTTTTTATTCGATACAGGTTCACTTTGGTGTTCTAGGTTGTATACTCGATTCATATTGTATACACCTGATTTTATATTTGATATGAATTTATTAAATATTTTTTAAAAATTATGTTTAATAGGATATCGTCCATTTAAAAATTATGTCAGTAGGCGAAGGTCTCGTTGTTCCTTGTGTGGATCAAGAAGTTGGGGAGAATCAGAATATTACACTAGTTCAGGATAATGAAACAAAAGAAGGACAAGAAGGAGGAAAAGAACAAGAACAAGAAGGGCAAGAAGGGCAAGAAGAGATAAGTGTAGATATTGGAAAGGATCTTGTTAAATTATTAAATATGTTGAACGGGATAGACGGAGAGGATGAAGAAGGTGATGATGAAGGAGATGAGGATGAAGATCTTCAAGATTTAGCAGTGGGTATAGATGATTTGAAAAAATTAGAAGAGATGAGTATGGATGAATTGAAGGGATTAAATGTTTTTGATAAGAAAGAATTAGAAGAATTAGAAAATATAAAGAATATATCCATGACTAAATTTCCAGAAATGTTAAAGAACATAGAACAACTCTTAGGAATTATGAAAAATATGAGTAGTTTGTTCAAGAAATAATATATATAGAATGAATAATAGATAATTATTATTCATTTTGCAAGTTACATGTCTTCGGGGTTGATTAGATTTAAAATTTGATTATCAGAATTGGTTAATTTTTTTACAATTTCTAATAATAAGTTTTGTTCACACTCAAAGTATTCTTTTCCAATATCTTTACGATGTTTTAATTTCTTTTTTAGTATCCTTAGTATTTGAGTCTCAATTTTACAATCGTCAATCACCTTACATACAAATATAAATTCACTATTTTTTGGATATTGTGAGAATCTTCTTATAAAATTTTTTGTTCTCCCAATTTTGTATACATCTTGTTTTAACATTATAAATTCCCTTTCTCTTAACACATAGATATATCCAGCATTATCGTCATCATCTTTTTTACCCACAACACATTCTTGTGTAACTATAGGAGGTACGGGAGGAGATATAACTATAGGAGGTACGGGAGAAGATGTAACTATAGGAGGTACGGGAGAAGATGTAACTATAGGAGGTACGGGAGGAGATATAACTATAGGAGGTACGGGAGAAGATGTAACTATAGGAGGTACGGGAGAAGATGTAACTATAGGAGGTACGGGAGAAGATGTAACTATAGGAGGTACGGGAGAAGATATGATATAATTCGTTGGGTCGATTAATTTATTTTGGATTAAATTTAAAAAATTTTCACACTTTCTACATAAATCTCTAATCGTTTTTCTTTGTGATTCGTTAATAATTCTGTTATTATATACTAATCCTCTCAGATTGAATGATCTATTATAATCTGGAAAACTTTTTTTATAATATTCAGATATATTTTTTTTTCTTGCTTCATTTAATAAACGATTGGCGAAATATATTAAATCTTTATCAGTGAGTCTCATAAATTTATCATTTGTTTGGGTTATATTCAGAATGGTATCAATATCAATATCAACTATTTTAGAAGAGGAATTATCATGTTTAGATTTAAGGTATTTAAACAAATCATCTAGAGTGATACTATATTTCATATTTTCACCTTCTACAATGATGTTATCAATTTTTTTCATTTTAAAACAAATTGCACCATTATGATATAATTCAATTTTAGAAGTCATTTTATCAACTTTTAATTTTATCAATAAAAATGTATTATAAATTCACTTTTTATGTAGGTGTCCTTTCTTTCGGAGCAACATCAATAGAAAATATAGTTATAGAAATTAATAACAAAGAATATATATTGATTTGAAAGAGGTCCTCTGAAAAATCAGATGTGTGGTAAACCATCACTTGATAATCATTCCTATTGTGAAAATTGTTTTACAAGAGTTTATCCAAAAAATCCACTAAATATATTGAGAAAAACACAATTAATCACAAAGATTACATAATAATACATATTTATACAATATGTATTTGAATTAAGAACTAAAATATAATTCTTCAATGGTTATATGTTTATTTGGAATATTCATTTTATATTTCTCAATGAAAATTTGAAGCGTATTCAATCGTTCATGCCATTTTTGTTTATCTTTTACAACACAAAAACCTCTCTTGTCAATCTTCCAACAAGAAGGGATTTTTTTGTTTTCTTTTTCATAACTATCTGGATTAAATCTAATAAATATAATGTTAGGATGTCCTAAATCTTGAGAAATCTCCATCATCCTTTTATTCTCACAAGAATATCCTTCGTGCTGATTTTCATCTACTTCAATAATGATCACATGTGTTTCAAAATCTATCATAATATCTGGTCGTCTTTTAGAGCATCCTCCAGTGATTATTTTATCAAATGTTATTTTGACATCATTGTTCTTTTCTCTTATAAAATCAGCAACTGCTTTTTCCTTTGTCTTATAATTTCTTGACACAGGCTCATCCGGAAATGTATACATAAAACAACGAAGACAATATCCTTTATATTTTTTGGTTGCTATCGTTTCACAAAATTCAATTTTGCATTTTTTATGAATTGTATCAACCATTTTTTCTTGTTTGTGTTTTGAACAATATTTTGCAGGATTACCTATAAAATTATAGGATGGTTTTGATTCACAATCTTCATATTCACATTTATTTTTTTTAACATCAATCATATCCTGTAATTTATGTTTTAAACAATATTTTGGTTTATTACCCTCATAATTGAATGAGGGTTGAAGATCGCATTCTTCATATTCACAAGTTTTAGACTTTAAATTAATCATACCATCTATTTTATGTTTTACGCAAAATTCTGGCTTACTAAATTTAAAGTTAAACGAAGCATGAAGTTTACAATTTTCGTGTTGACATCTCTTTGAATATATATTTGTCATACCATTTAGTTTATGCTTAGAGCAATACCTTCCTTTACCTCCTTCATAATCAAAGTATGGATTTCTATTACAATTATCTTGTTCACAATGCTTTGATTTTTTTAGATTATTCATTCCTTGTAATTTGTGTTTTGAACAATATCTGCCCTTACCACCATTAAAATCGAATGAAGAATTAAGTTTACAATCTTCATACTCACATCTTCTTGAATAGACATTATTCATTCCTTGTAATTTGTGTTTTGAACAATATCTCCCTTTACCATTCTCAAAATCAAAAAATGATTGAAGAACACAGTCTTCGTGTATACATTTTTTAGACCTAACATTAGTCATATCTTGTAATTTGTGTTTTGAACAATATCTCCCTTTACCACCTATAAAGTCAAAATTGGGTCGAAGATCACATCCTTTTTCAAATTGACATTTTTTTGAATTTACATCAGTCATCCCTTCTAATTTGTGTTTCCCACAATATATTCTTTTACCCCCTGTAAAATTGAATATAGATCTGCGTTTGCAATTTTCATGTTGACAAAATTTATTATTTTTGGTTATTTCCATTTCAAAAATCTAATTTCCAATTTAAAAAGTATTCATATTTATATTCATTTAATATAAATATTTATTCATTAACTTTCAATAGACAAAAACTCTTTTACATCTTCTATTTTCGCACCATTTTTGAATGCCTCGACCATCATAGCAATTGGTGTAGATACAGAAATTAATTTCCTTTTTGTTCGGAATCCAAACTCTTCATATTCCTTTAATTCTTCCTTATGTCCAATAGAAAACAATTGATCGATGGGATTCTTTAGGTTGTGACTCAGATAATATAATGTGTCCAATTCGTATCCACCTTCCAAAAACATCTCTAATGTAACCATTCGATCTCCCAATAATTTTTGATCAGATTTGATAATTAAATACTCCAACCGATCCCCTGCTGATACCAAATGACCGAGAGACTTTAACCTTTTTGCGAAAATATTGAGGAAATAATTTTCATTACGGTAAAACGCACTCAATTGTCTTACAACAACAATACCCTTTACATCAAAATTTCCAGACATCATTTCATCTACAGCAGTATAAATCATTTTTAATGTAGACATCATTGTTTGACGACATAAAACATTATATAGTAAATTAGAATAAACATTTTGTAACCAAGGAAGTGTATCTCTTCTTGCCAGAATAATTCCTCGGACTAAAATGTCTTTTTTATTCTTTTTAATGTTTCCATGTTTGTCTATCAAAAAGGCGGCGTATTTCTTTTTACGGATCGCTAATAACGTCATAGCCTTCTCGAATTCGAGTGTCAACGGTGGAGGAAACAACTTTGAAATTTCATCCGATAAACGATATCCCCATTCATTACAAAGTTTAGTATCTTTAATTCCTAAATCAACCATACTAGAATCGGTATTGTGTACAATTAACCGTCCAACACCTGCAGCAAAATGATGATTTTCGGTTTCAATATCATAAACATATCCTGAACATTTTCCAAGATGAACTATTTTCTTGATTCCATCAGTCTCCTTTCTTTGGTATGTTTCGGTACAAGTTGTTCTCACAACATGAAATTTGTCTTTTCTAAAATTTAGACTTGCCTTATAACCAATAGAAGTTGCTAAATAATACAGCCCAGCAGAACCGATATGACCTTTATTATCCCAAACAATATTATCAAGTGCTTTAAGTCCATCGCCTTCATAATAACCGTCTAAAAATGCTTTTTTGATATTATTTTTTGAATTCAATATGATTTGAGGAACAATCTTAAATGCGATATTTTCATCGTTTCTATTTGTATAGAATAAATTTCTAAATTTGTCTACCATATCTTTTAAATTTGAACCACTCATTTGAAGTTTTTTACAATGAGAAGATTTCATATAATCTCCGATGTAAAATTTTTTATCAGGATATACTTGCTCCAAAATTAGTTTTGCTTTCTCTAATGGTTTATTATCCTGATTTGAAATTGCCCAACTAGTCTTCTTGCCTGATTTGCAATTATATGATCCACAAGAACCTTCAGCATAAAAGAATCCATATACCCAAGCGATGTCTTCTGTGATATCTGTGTCACATTCGACTATGGGTAAATCTCTATGTAATAACTTTTGTCCAATTTGAACATCTTTAGGCGATATTTCTTCTCCATTTTGATTCAATAATGAATGATCCTCAGTAGCATCAACAAGACCTGTATGTGTCAATATTCTATACATTTCTTTATCGGTTTTATGTCTGATGACACGTTTTATCTTGGTCCATCCTTTATCAGACCAAATCTCGATTCCGTCAAGCTCCTTTTCTTCTTTTCCGTCTTCTCTATTATCGTATGTTGAAGTCAGATCTTTAATTTGAATATAATCAATCATATCGTTTTTACGGATTAAGACGGGAGTATATTCGGCAACGGAATCATTATAAACAATTTTTCCATTATATTTTTCTTCCAAATAAGTGTTGACCTGTCCTATCAATTCTCTACCCTTTGCTGTAATGCTCATTGCAAGAGGAATAAGAGAAAGTTTTCCATTTTTGACTCCTAAAAATCCAAATACCGAGTTTGCTGAAACCTTTAGCGCCAATTGTCTCTTGTCCAAAATAATTTTCATAATTGGATCCTTATTTCCTTCGAGCATCTTACGAACTGCTCGTCTTTCATTGACCAAACGAGAAACCAATCTCGGTAAAACTCCTTCATATACATCTTTCTTTACATATCGATAATGGGCATTGATTTTCTTATCTTCTTTCTTTTCAGGTTCATTATCATCTAATGCTGATTCATCTTCTTTGCCATCATCAATTTCAGAAGCATCCATATCAATATAAAAATGACTCACTTTATCATCCTCTATAACAGTGCTATCTTCTAAAATAGTAGTATAACAAATATTATATGCCATAATGATCGACGGATACAATGACGCAAAGTCCAAACAAATCACGTTATCATAGAGACCAGGAATGGGTTCTTGAACAAACCCTCCAGCAAAAGATATATCTTCTGTGGATTCATTTTTATCCAAAACAATACCCTCTCTCGTAGCCAAATCATAAATCTGAGACAAACATCGGATCTGTTGACCTCGAGTAAAAATATCCACAATCGACACCCCCACAATATTCGAAAGTTCAACAAGACCAATCCACATGGACAACTTTTCCATCAAATCCAACACTAAATCAGAATCTTGAACACAATAGTCCAGAATCTTGTTATAATCTAAAAGTGCCTTGTTATATCTTTCAGGATCCTCCTTCTTTGTCTTCCATGCTTCATTATATTCTTTTGTGTATCCAAAAATCTGTTTCGGCTTGATAGGAAACTTTCCTTTTCCTAAAAAATTATTCGATACAAAGTCCAAATCATATCGCAAAAGCTTATAATCTCTTTTGATAGCAGGAAGAAGATCTAAACAAATTCTACCATCCATTCCTTGAAATTGATAAAAATCATTATGACCGAAAGCAGAACTTTCCCATGAAAGTTTCTTTACTGACGTCTTAACCCCTTTGATTCTTCCAAGTTCATTCCAATCCTCTAAATATCTCTTTACTCTATTGTCTGTGTATGGGATATCAAAACCAAAAATGTTGTAACCAATGAGGATTTCTGGATCGAGTTTCTGAATGAGTTTTCTGAGTTCGATCAACAACTTATGTTCATCCTCCACTTGAATGAGAATTGCATTCTGAACTACAAGATCTTGTCCTATCGCAATGATATATCTTTGTCGTTCCTTGTCACCCATTTTTGAATAAATACAAGAGACAGCAAAGATGACATCATTAGAATTTGTTTTATTTGGCATTGCTTTGGGATTAGAAGAATAACATTCAATATCAAATGAAAAAATAGTTGGATAAGTTGTCTTGGCTTCGAGTTCATCCATACTTGGTTGTCGAAGCGTTTTATAGGAACATGTATATTCTCTTTCCAATATTGTAATTTTATCATCCAAATCTACTTGTTCAAAATTTCCAGTAATCCATCCTGAATAAACAAGATTTCTTGAAGTCAAAAGTTTTCGAATAGAAGAGATTTTGTGTTCATAAACAGGAAGGGATACTTTACCTATTGGAGTATTACATTGTTTAGCCAATAATCTTTCACAATGTCTAAGAGCGTTCAAAGATGAAAACTCTAATTTAAGCATAGGATATTTCTTTTGAAACCGAAAGTAATACAATTTTTTCTTCTGATGAAATGTAATTAATGTTGGTGCGTCATTTCCCAATACTTTTCGGATCCAATCACAAAGTTCTCTAATCTTTTGTTGATGAATGTTCTCAGGAAGTTCAACATAACAAGAGAATGAAAAGTCTTCAATACGAATCACACATGGTTTCGATTGTTGATTGAGACCCCAAGCGAGAAGAATGGTCTTGTTGATATCCTTTTCTTCATCCTTGGTCTCATGGTAAGTCCAATCATAAATAGAGATAGCGT